CAGATACTTTTTTATACACTCTATCAAGCATTTCATCGACTTCTTTTCTTCGTGCATCACGTTGACTTTTAACAACCGTAGCTCTTCCAACACTCTCTGCTGCTTCACCACCCATGGCTTTCTTAATAGGTTTTGCTCGTGACATTTGTTGTCTTCTTTTGACAAATGCAGATGCGGATTTAGCAGCTTTATCGCCACCTAATTTTTTTCTTCTTTTAAGAAATTTACTGGCACCTTTGGCTCCAATAGTTGCCAACAATCTTACCATTCCGCCCATGTTTCAGCCTTTCATTTTGACGGAGCCGCCGTAGTTAGGCATTTCGCTTTACAGGCAGCTCCTATCGGGAGTTACATATGTTTAAAAACATTTGCTACCCGAAACTATAAGGTAAAAAACATGTTGACACAACTAAAAAGGAGGTTCTTCTCCCTTCTTAACTTCTACAATTGGTTTACTCTGGATGAATTTTGTAGTTTTTAAATGATTCGGGGTCCAAGGGCGGTCCATAGTAGATGACAGGGCTGTTCTTGTCACCTTCGGTCCATGTTTGGTGGTAGTGTTGATTTTCTTTGAGCTCCCCTTGTGAGTTACAAACCTTACACTGCTCAATGTTAGTCTCTGCTTCAAATGATAACCTAATGTACCCATTACCTTTACAATGACTGCATATAATCATAACGCCTCCATAAAATTTTTCTAATTCGCTCCCATCTCATACGGGTAGCTATCTCTCTCCAGTTCCGTGGTTCGCGAACAGCGTTCTTCGAAACTTTAGCATACTCTCGTAGCAATCGTTCTTTTAGTGGCGTCTTGCGGCCCATTCCATTCCCTCTTTCTCTTTAGCTAATCTTTCTGATTCAATTCTATTCTCTAATTCTTCAATTTTTACATTGAAATATTTTCGCAAAGACCATCTCCCTACAAAAAATCCTAAAACAAATATGCCTACAATGGCGGTAAGATGCCATAACTGAAACATATCTCCTCCTTTCTACAAAGCATTGTTTTATCATACAGCCAAGTACAGTATTCATCACTCATCTTACCCTGTAAGAATTCATTATATCGACAATCACGCATGAAAGTCTGATACGGCGAATAATATACCAAAATGTATACACCCGCCAGTATCGTCCCACATAAGCATATAATGCCTATGATTTTTGCAATGAATTGTAACATCTTAAACAGTACCAAATATAGATTGCCTTGCCTTCTTCTTGACACATCATGTTATCGGTTAAGTATTCGCGGCTACAACTATTGCAGCACTTTCTTTCATACTTCCATTCAGGTTTAAATTTTCTGTATGATCTAAACTTTGGCATGATTGTTTGTGTTCTCATGCTGCTAGTTTTCTTTTCTTCGCTTCTTGTTTTACTAAATATGTTATTTGCATACCTGCCGACCTGTCGTCGGCGGCGGCTATCTTCTTCAACAACTTGTAAGTCTCAATGGCAACTGCCACACTTTTAAACTTCTTCGTGTTCATCCCGTCTCCTTTAATTTATGTGGCAACTTTGATAAATGTTCCTGCATTTCAATGTCACCAAAATCAAAGGCAGGTTGTTCGGGTTCGTGAGCCGCGGACGGTGTAAACTTTCTACCTGCATTGCGTGCCAGTTTACTCCAATCATCAGTAAATTCCATTTGAAGTTTAAACATTTGCTCATCACCAAGTAACTTAGCATTACGAGCATTTTCTAAACACCCTTTTGCTCTAGTTAAACGCACCCCAAGACGAAATCCTTCTTTAAATGTCGCCTCGTAATCTTTTTTTAGTTTCATACTTTCTCCTTCATTAGTGTGAGTAGGGGGATTCTTTGACTACCCCCAACCTTTTCGCGACAAGTCAATATGTCCTATATTAACTACTACTTCAGTACCAAACCTCACACCCTCAGTCATGCGACCATACCTTGTGAGACCCGTGCCTTACTACCTTGTTACAGTTGTTCAGCCATACTCAGAGAATGTTGCACCATTCTCATTTAAATAATGCTTTAATCTAATTTAATGGGAGTGTCAAGTTTCTTTTTTTATTTCTTCTACACATTCTATGGAAAAACGAAAGTATGGGTTCTTTTCAAACTTTGTCCAGCTTTGCTCAATTAATTGACATTGTTCTTTATTAAATTTCATACTTAAAACAGATTGATTACCTGTATACACCCATGAATGACCATTAAAACCCCATAAACTTATTACTAATACAAAAGTTTTAATCACCTGCATCGCCCCAATTGTCACCGCATTCAACGTCGACTTTACTTGGGACAGAGAGTTCAACACAGTTTTCCATAATATCTTTAATCTTAATCTTATCTGCATCGCTTGCAACAGAAAAGTCAAGTTCATCATGTACTTGTATGTGTGCCAGGTAGCCCTCTTTAGATAATTCTAACATTGCTTTCTTTGTTTGATCAGCCGCAGATCCTTGTATTAATCTATTAAGTGCCTTGTATGTCCAGGCACGTTTAATCATATGTTCGCCATATTGTTGTTGAGCTTCAGCTAATGGTAGAGACTTTTGTCCCCACTCATTGGTTGGTTCCCATTGATCAAATCGACATTTTCTACCCTCTAATGTAGATAGATAACCTTTCTTACCAGCTTTGTGCATTGTATCATTCATCAATTGCTTAACAAACGGCACACGTTGATTGTATGCTGCAAGCAATTCACTTGCTGTTTCAAGATTAACACCGAGTTGTGACATCAGCTTACCTTTACCCATGCCATAAAATAATCCTAAATTAATTGTTTTAGCCTGCTTACGAGGGATGTCAGCCATCTCTGATACCATTGTATGAAAGTCCGTTGTTTCATCTTCTTGATATGAGTCTACAAACCTATCTGCACCTGTAAAATGTTTCATGCCTGCATAGTGTACCACGAGCCGTGGTTCTTGTTGCGAGTAATCAAATATACCCCACTCACAATCTTTTTCAGGAATAAATATAGATCTGATCAGTGGGCCAAGTATCGCGTGTCTTGCTGGTATCTGCTGTAAATTAGGATTACTGTAACTAAATCTACCTGTTACCGTTCCTCCTTGGTCGGATCGCATTTGGTGTATTTCAGCATGAATCCTCCCTCTGTACGAATGCTTGGTGATACTCTCAATAAACGTTGTTCTCGCTTTGTTGATTTCACGACACTCCACAACCATTTTAGCAAGAGGAGAATCATGTGTTGAAAGAAAGTTCTTATCAAACTTTGGTTGACCTGTTGGCGTTCGATCGTATTTAATTTTAAGAGCATCAAAAGCTTTTGCCACAGAGGCAGCAGCCCATACTTCCACGTCTTGATTAGTAAGTTTTTTAATTGATGTAAGAAGTTTTTTCTCTTTCGATAATAAATCATTCTTAATACCCTCCGCTTTTTCTAAATCAACACGCACCCCGCGTTGTTTCATTTCAAATAGAACAGGAAATAAATCTGTTTCCAATTCAAAAATGTTAACGAGGTTTTGTTTTTGTATTTCACCGCGTAAATGATGCCATAACTTTAACGTCACAGCAGCATCTTGCTCTGCGTATTCTCCAACGTGCGAGGCAGGAAGCTTCCACATTTCTCCTTTAGGATCAAGGCCCCACATTTTGGCAGCTTCGTAGAGTTGGGTTTCCGATTTCGACTCTTGTAGATAATCTTTACTTAAAGTGTTTAGATCGAAACGAAACCTGTTCTCATCTACGAGAGGTGCCGCAATGAGAGTATCAATTATTTTGCCTTTGATGTCAACACCCATCGCTTTTAACCAACCTACATCATAGAAAGCATTGTGAAATATATAGTTTTTATCCTCGTACGAGCATTGTTTTTTAATCCATTTGGTAACAATAGCTTTATCCATGTTGGGCGGTGTTTCGTGAGCGATGGGATAATAACCACACCACCCGTCTACTGCCACAGCAATGCCAACTACTTCACCGTGCTTACGGATATAACCTGGTCCTGTATCTTTTATACCAGGATCTCTTGTCTCTAAATCAATTGCTATCTCGTCGTAACCAGATAGATCAGGAAAATGGTCAGGCATAACCCATTCACTAGGCATGCGATGTACTTTAGGAAACCAATTAGGTTGTTCTTTCATCTATTTCTCCAGCTATTGCAGCGTAAGCAGCTAAATCAACATAGCTATCTTTTTTATGCGCGTGTTTTAATCTGGCAATTTTTACAAGCCCCATGCATATTGCAACATCATGTGGTGTAATTTCTTTATCAAGAAAAGCACTCCACAACTTCGCAATGTTTTCATGGTTCGTTAATTTATCACCGTAGTCTTCTTGACGATCACCGCCAACAAGTTTTTCTGCTTCTTGTAAAATCTTTTGACAAATCATGCAGTTTTCCTTTCGTGAAAAAATATTGGTTCGTATTCAAATTGTGCATCTGTGCGACGCACAATAACTAATTTCTTTTTAGCGCGTGTCATTCCAACGTAAAAAACTCTTGCTTCATCATCTCTTCCTTGTTGTGTTTCAGTAGATGATTTGTAAGGACCATAAGATAAATCAGTTAATAACATTACGTTATCTCTCTCACCACCTTTACTTGCATGTATGGTAGAAACTTCTATACGAGGAGTGTCATCTAATTTATTTCCTTCACGCATAATTTTTCTCAAATAATTAATTCTCTTTCTGAGACCTTTCGCATTTAATATATCATACCATTTCATTTCTCTTACGTCCATGTCGTTTATTTTTGAACGTAAACCGTAGTCATTAATTAGATCTTCTAATTTGTATATTTCTGCGTGATCTCCTTTAAATGTTCCATAATTTCTTTTAATGCGTGAGCTATCCATGAATTGATAAACAATATCACATAACAAACCAGATACACTTTTACCATTCTGCAACGTGGTCCAAGCTTTGATAGCTTCGATATATTTTAAATTTATAACAGATTGACCATAGCGTTTATATAACCACCCATATGTTTCAAGTGATTCACTAACTTGCTGCACAATTTCATGTGTACGACATAAAATCAACCACTCGCCTTCTGCAATTCCTTTGTTTAAAGGTCTGATATTTAAGACTTTTCTCTCCCCCTCTTCATCTCTTGGTGAATATTGTTTTGGTATTCTTCTTGATATAGACTGTGCTAAATTTGTGGCAATACTGTGTACACTTTTAGGTATGCGATATGATTGTGTGAGAGGAATAATATTATGTTCATCACTTGTAGCCATCGCTATAAAGTGTTCTATGTCTGCACCTGCCCAACGAAAGATTGCTTGATCATCATCACCAGCAACATATGTTTCAATTGGTTGTGCAACTTCTTGTATCATGTCAATAACTTTCCATTGATGCACTGATAAGTCTTGTGCTTCATCAACAAATAAATATTTTAATTTAGGTGGATTACGTCGTTGTAGAAAATGATTAAAGTAATCTACATATTCTAACTTATCTCTATCACGTTTAAAGTTTTTTAAATCTAAATCCATTTGCTCAATTGTATTACGAGCACCATAGTCATTTAATTTTACTGTTCTAAATATTTTCATTAATCTATCATCATCATTAGGATACTTTGCGTATGCTAAATTAATAATGTCTTGGTATTCACTCTTTGCTGTGGGCATAGATATGTCAACACCGTTACCTTTTTTCATTTTATTAACAAAGACACGTCCCGTGAGCCGCGATAAATCATCATAATCGTATTGATCCATGATTTGTGATTGCTGTAATTGTAATCTTTTATAAGCAAGAGAGTGTAATGTACAAAAGTAAGGATACATTTTCTTTAATTCATCCTCACTCCACTCTTCTTTCGTAACTCTATCTCTAATTTCTTCTGCAGCTTTTACAGTAAAACTAAAATAACCTATTTCATCTGGCTTACAATGCCCCTCGTTAATTAGTTTATCAACTTTGTTTTTTAAAAAAGTTGTTTTACCTGTACCAGGAGGACCTATAACTATATTTCTTTTCATTAGTATGGCTCCTCTTCTTTAAATTGTTTTTCTTTTAATTTGTATTCTGCCTCAACAATAGTTGTTGGAACTTTCCAAATATGATGTGGTTTATCTTCAATACGTATTTTTTCCGCTTTACCATCAAAATCAGAAAACACTTTAAATTGTCCAACATCAGTTAACTTATTAAATCTTTTTGTTTTTAAAAAATCACGCAGTGCTTGTGGTTTAAACATGTAATATTTGTCTTGTTCATACACCATGCCTTGCAACATATCGTGTCTATCTTTTGCTCCACCATTGTTTTGAATAAATATTTGTAAGTAAGATAAAAACTGTCCATTAGAACTAAGCTCACCTGGCATAATTATTTGTTCATAACCAGGATCATCAAATAATGATTGCACTTTGTCTGCCCATGCGTCTGCACGAATAGGTTGTGGGCTTTCATTAATTTGTTTTATGCAAGCTGCTTTATATCTAGAGTGGTTTGCCAGGGTATCACCATCTATAACTAAAACTTTTCCATTGTGTGTAACTTCAAATACAGGTTCATCCGACACAAACTTTTTTAAACTTGATATAGAAGATGTAGCTCCCTTACCAATACCATGTTTGGTATTTCTACATTTCATCTCTTCACAAACTTCTGCAAAGATAGGCAACTTACATCTGTAAAAATAATTTTTTCTATCACCAACTTGTTTCAACAATGTTTGCACTTCTTTACTGCGCAGAGGTGGT